AAGCGATGGTATCGTATTCGCCTTGAAGATGCAGGTGTAGACCCGATGTACTGCCCTGATGTGAAGGTCTCTACTACTGAAATGATGGGTATGGAGATGAAGAAGGCGATTGCTCAGTTCCTGTTCACCACTTTGAACTGTTCTTACAAGACTGCTTACGAGTATATGGGACTTCATGCTGAGGACGAACTACGCAAGCGTCAGGCTGAAACAGAGGAAGGTTATGACGATGTGTTTGTGGCTCGCCAGACCTCTTATACATCGACCGGTAATTCCGGTGGTGGTAGTGACAGTGATAAAAAGACAGGCCGTCCAAAGGGTGAGGAAACTGAAAAACAAATTTATGATCAGCAGAGAAATGAAGATAGTAAGTGAGGTGATGAACGATGAGTAAGGAGTATTTCTATAGTAGAAACATCTGTTGCTCTGAGATTACAGAGCATCCAGACCACTATCTTGCCAAGTTTGTCATCTGTGACTTCTCAGTGAATGGGAATCAGGTTGCTTTAAACCGTGAAACCATTGAAAGTTGGATGAGCACATTGGTTGGCAACCCGCTTGTAGGCAAGCTGGTCGTAGCTCCAAAGGGTGAACTTGATTTCTCAGGTCACAATATGAAAGTCGTCACCAGAAAAGACGACGATGGCAATGAATACAAGACTGCCGAATTTGACACTGATGCATTCGGTAGCTTTCAGTCGGTCGGTATCGAGAAAATTGACGATACCGACTTTATTGTTGCCTCTTGTAAGATCTGGAAGCGATATCCAAAGGCTTGTGCGACGATCCTGCGCCGTATTGAGAGCGGCACATTGAATACCAGTTGGGAAATTGATGTGTTGAAAGCTCACAAAGGAATCGTGGGTGGCCGCATGGCAAAAATTATTGACGATGGCGTGTTTACTGCACATTGTTTGCTTGGTGCAAATGTTGAACCGGCATATAAGTGCTCTAAACTGCTTGAGGTCGCTGAAACCGATTTTGGTCTTGAATTGGCAAATGCCTACATTGAGGATACAAAAGAGATTTCAAATATAGAATCTAATGAAAAGGAGGCAAAAAATTTGGAACTGAATAAGGACAATGAAACTCAGACCGCACAGGTTGAGAATTCAACCGAGACTGAGCAGGCAGAGCAGACCACTACTGAGTCTACCACCGAGCCCACCACTCCGGCAGAGCCTGATGTTCAAACTTCCGAGGAAGGCGGTGAAACCCCTCCCCCGACTGAGCCTGAAACCGGTACTGAGCCTGCTGGTGAGCCAGAGCCGGAGTCTACTACTGAAACTTCCAGTTTGACCGGTCGTGACCTGTATATGAAGCTTGAAGATGCAGTGTCAAAGATTAGCTCTGATTACTACATGACTGATATGTTCCCTGAAGATCACACTATTTGGTGTAAGAAGTGGGGATACATGAACGAGCTGGATTACATTATGTTCCCTTACACTGTTGAGGGCGATGAAGTTTCTCTTGGCGAGCCGCAGAATATTACTTTGACTGTTTCTATTTCCGATGTCAACACAAAGATTGCGGAGCTGAATAACACTATTGCAAGCTTGAATACTGAGTTGCAGAGTGCAAAGGAAAAGGTTGCTTCTCTGGCTCCATATAAGGATCAGGCAGAGAAGGCAGAGGCGGAAAAAGCGGCTGCAGAGCTTGCACAGAAAAAGGAGGATCTGCGTCAGTACGCACTCTCCAGCAAGATGATTACTGAAGCTGAAGTTTCTGAGGGTGGTAACTACGCAAGTCTGATTGAGAATCTAGACGAGACCGGCATCAAGAGTGTGATTGCCGAGCGTTGCGTTGAAGCCGCTAAGAAGGCTCCTGCCGAAAAGAAGATTGAGACATCTGAGGTACATAAGCCTGAGAGTATCAAGCTGAATTTGAATGAAACCAAGTATAACACCACTAGCGCTAACAAGCGTGACGCATGGCGGGAATATTTGGGTAAGGAATAACATTTGAGAGAAAGGAAAAATATTATGATTCGTGAACTGATGGTGAACGGCGCGAAGAATATTCCCGCTAACTATGCCGCAAAGGTCGCTATGGTCACCGGTATGGGTGTTCAGGTTGACCACAAGGCTGGTCAGGTTAAGTTCCCTGATGCAGCTACCGCTGAGGGCATCGAGATGGTTGCCCATGAGTTTATCCCGGAGGGCATCTATGCAAGCCAGACTAATTTTGATGACTACGATAAGATGGTCACCGAGATTAAGGCGGGTGTTCTGGTGAAGCGCGTTCCTCTGTATGCTGGCGAGCTGTACGGCACTGATCAGTACAAGGCCGCTGATGCACAGGATACCAATATTGGCAAGCTGCTTGAGGTTAACACCGATGGCAAGTGGCAGGTTGCTACTACTGGTACTTCTCGTTTTGAGTTTGCTGGTGTGATGGACGACAACGGCCACAAGCTGATTATGATCAGTGTGCTGCCCGAGGCAAAGACTGTTGCTTGATTGAGAGAAAAAACTTGAATACGATACGTGAAATTTAAGGCTATCGTCTTTTGGCGGTAGCTCTTTTATTTTGCGCGAAGAGAAAGGAAATGAATTATGGCACTGAATATTGAAGTGGCCGAGCTGATGAAGCAGCCCGGTCGTGTTTATAGTGTTGCTGAGAAGACTCAGTACAATAAGATCATGGATGCCGAGGACAAGGAAATTGCCGAGATTGTTGGCGCTCATGTCAACGAGCTGATTGATAAGGGTGACCCCAACAAGGAGATTGCTCAGTTTATCAATCGTACTGTGACTGATGAGCTGTACAATGCTCCCGACGAGTTGCTGGATGCAATGTTTGAGCGTGGAACTATCGGTGAGTTTGATGATTATCAGGCAGAACGTACAGTGAAGAACACGCTGAAGGCTTATGACGCAGCTAAGGGCGGCAATGTGCCGAAGTCTTATCTGCACTATGAGACCATCAAGCCCGTTTGGCGCAATAAGCAGATTGAAAGTGATCTGAGCTTCGTAGATGTTCGCCGAAACGGGTTCAAGAGTGTTGCTACTCTGACCACTTTTATGACTGAGGCTCTGAAGAATCAGATGTTCTACGATGTGTTCAGCATGGTTGATGATGCTATCACTGGTGGCGAGCAGAAGATTGATGTTCAGGGTAAGGAGCCCACCATGGAGGCCATGGATGCTCTGGCTCTGTATCTGAACGAACACGCAGATGGCGAGAACCCGTTCACTGTAAGCCTGATGAAGTATTGCGCAAAGATGCGTCGTATGACCGGTTACGCTCAGTATCTTTCTGACGCTGCAAAGGATGAGTTCAACCGTTATGGTCTGGTTAAGACTTATGATGGCGTTGCTATTACTGGCATCAGCTCTGCCAAGAAGCTGGGTGATGGTTCTATGCTTCTGCCCGATAAAAAGGTTTATGGACTGGCGGGACGCATCGGTCGGCTTGACATGAAGGGAGAGACTCATACCTACGAGGACTACGATAACAACAACGAAAAGATTCATCTGATGGTCAAGGACTTTACCTTTGGCTACAGCATCGATCACATCGAGCGCGTTGCTAAGATTGTCATGGCTCAGTGATAATTTCATTTTTACAAAGGCAAACTTATGCGGGGGCTTTGTGGTCTCCGCATTTTATAGAAAAGGAGACAAATTATGAGTTCCGTGATGGAAAAGAAGTTTATTGACGTTCTGAACTGCGATGATAACGTGGTTACCGTTTCGTCACTGAACAATAAGGGCTATACTTTTGAGCCTGGAAATGTGAATGAGCCTTGTGTGATTCCCGTTCCGCCAGAGGAAATTCAGTATATGAATAGTGTTTGTAACGCTTTCAAGAATGGTGTTCTGCGATTCCGCCCTGAAGAGCAGGAAGAAATTTTTAATGCGCTTGGTATTAAAGGAGACAGTGTTCTGTTTATCGAGGATATTGATGATGCAATCATAAATCCTACTGTCGAGAACCTTCAGCGGATGATTGATATTAAGGATGGTGCTCAGTTTGAGCGTATTCGCGGCCGCTTCTATTATCTGACGAATGTCGGTGAAGACCTGTCCACTAAGGTCAAGCGCCTGATTGACGAGCGTTATAAGGAGCTTCGTGCTGGCAAGCGTAACAGTGAGCTGTCTGTTGTGCCTGCAGCCAAGTCTGCCCCTGCTGATGTTCAGGCAGAGCTTGAGGCCGCAAAGAACCAGCTTGCTGAAATGCAGAAGCAGATGCAGGCAGCACTGGCACAGATGCAGGCTATGATGGCTGGTGTACAGCCTGTGGCACAGGACACTCCTGTTGAGAAGACTATTAAGCGTGGCCGTAAGAAGGCAGAGGCAGAAAAGGCGGAGGTCGTTCCCGCCGAGTAAGATTGGAGGGATTAAATGACCGCGTTTTCGGATGTATACGACAAATTTTACGAGTTGGTCGAAACTGACAGTAATTTCTTTCAGTATTTTGACCTGACCGAGAATGAAGTGCGAGATCTCGTACATGACCGTGCAAAAAGTTATTTGATGGAATCACTTTCTGTGATTACAAGAAACATTGAGCCGGAAGAGGATTTTAGTTTCGATGATTACGATTCAGAACTAGAAGAGTTTAATTCAGATCTCACATTCGATGAGATTGATATGTTAGCGCATTTGATGTTAGAGCAACATTTTAAGCGTGAATTTGGAAAATTGAAAGCGTTTAGTGCGCAAGACCTTCCTACAAGTTTACAGGTATTCTCCCCTGCTAACGAGCGCACGAGTATTCGTGCTCTTGTGAAAGACATTCACGAGGAGAATATGACGATGTTGGACAACTATATGGCAAAAGACCGCTCGACCCGCAAGCGTAAGACCATCGACTATGATACATACGCTTCCTACTCCGAGTAAGGAGGTATACCGATGGATTTTTATACAAGGGCACGAGCTGTTGGCGGTGCCGCAAAAATGTCTAACAAAAAGGATGTCAAAATTGCTTTTGCAAAGCGTGACTTCGCAGCACACTTCAAGGATAGTGTTGACTATGAGGATAATACTCTTGTGAATGGTTTGCCTCAGAAGCTGGTTGTTAGTCGTAGTAATAGTATTGCCAAGGAAAAGAAAATCTGGGCTTATTCTGGCGATTCTTTGAATCTTGGCGACATTGTTGACTGCTACAATTGTAAATGGCTGGTAACTGAGATTGAACCAAACGATGAGATTTTTCTTCGTGGTAAGATGGAGTTATGTAACCGCCAGATTCAGTGGCAGAACCCGATTACTGGTGAAATAGTCTCTCGCTGGGCAACGCTGAGTAAGCCATACTACGCGAACAACAAGGAACTTGTGGTGACTTCACTAAGTCAGCGTGAGTATAAGGTGCAGATGCCTTTTGATGATGAGACTGCGTTGATTGACCTTGATAAGCGCTTTATGTTGGAAATTATCAATGGAGAACCGAAAACATATGTTACGACTTCTGTTGACCAGAGCACAGAGCGCTATGAACTGCACGGTAAGACACAGGGATTCCTTGTGTTGAATATCCGGCAGGACCAGTACAACAGTAAGACGGATAATGCCGAGAAAATGATTTGTGATTACTTTGAGCCGAATAAGAGCAATGAGCCTGATACTGACTCTCAGGTGACTGCTGCTATTAAGTACGCAGGCAAGCCGGAAGTTCGTGTTGGTGGTTCTTGGAAGAAATTCACTCCTGTATTTACAAGCATCACTGGCGAAGAGGTTGCGGAGACTCCTGTGTGGAGTACAAAATGTCTTAATGAATTCAATGAATTTGTTGAGGTGCAGGCTGCCGACGATGGTACTTTTAAAATTCGTATTTTGAATAATAGTATTATGGATGGCGCGACTGTAAAAATTTCTCTGACAAATGCTGATGGTACGGTAAGTACATTCATCGAGTGCAAGGTGGTGAATCTACTGTGACAACGAGTGAGTTGATTACGGACTATAAAAACAAATTAGCTTTGAAGTTGGTCAATACGGAAGGGCTTGTTGAGGCGATGGGCAATGATGATATCGAAGAGCCAGATGAGGCAATTTATACTTATATCTTCCCCTATTTTCATATCCCTGACACGATTGAAGCAGCACATAGCTATATTTGTTTCAAGGTAAACATGACCGACCGCAGTAACATCAATGATTGGTACGAGAACTTCACCCTAACCGTATGGGTTATTGTAAATCAGGCATTGATGAAGATGCCTTCTGGTTATGGTGGTGCAACACGAGTTGATTATCTGAGTGGCATTGTTGAGAAGCAACTGCACGGTAGTACAATTTTTGGTATTAAACAGCTCAAAATCACGTCAAACGTCGAAGATAACATGGATTTACATCATCGAGTTCGCATTATGACATTCAAGACTCAGGACTTAGATGACCTAGTGGGGTGCAACTAATGGAACTTCGAGAGATGTACGAGCCGAGTTTGATGATGGGCGAAGACTTCCCTATCAATGACAAGATTATGGTTCGGATGCCAACTGTTGGCGAAATTATCCGCTTTGGCGAAAAGAAATATTTCTCGTTGGTGTATTTGTTTTGTTCTACTTCGAGTGATTATAAAGTGCAACTTGATTCTATTGGTGTGGACTAGCAGGATTTATCGGACTTCGATATGTTCCGTCAGCTTTTTATTGGAAATAAAGACCAAGATATGTCGATTCTTCTCGGAGACTTAGATACTAAAAATTTTGTGATGGCAAAAGACAACAAGACTGAAGAAATTGTTCTTGTGAACAAAAAGACTGGTGTTGTGATTGACCGACTTGCTTATGATTTAATGTCTGAGTATCTATGCGCAGCAAATGGCGTTGAGAAGCATTCAGAAAGAGCTGCAAACAAAGCAACGAGACAGGCACTTATTGAAGAAGCAAAAGATAAAATGGAGCTTCAAAAAAACAAGCCATACGAATCGCACTTAGCTGAACTTGTACTTTCGATGGCTTGTGTGCAGGGCTTTAAGGCTGATTATTTTCAAGCCATGAAGTATCCAGTGAGTGTCTTTATGAACCATGTAAGAAAGGTTCAGCAAATTAAGAATTACGACAATACGATGCATGGCGTTTATGCTGGCACCGTGGAATTTGGAAAGATTCCAAAATCACAACTGGATTGGACGAGCAAGGCGAAGTAAGTCGCCCTGCTCTTTTATTTTATCCAAATAAATTGAAAGGAAACATGATTATGAATTTTGATGAACTGATTATTGATCGGCCTCTCCGAGCTCATAAGTATAACTTTGATGGTAAGCGCATTTGGACAATGAGCAACCTGAAGGATCTGAAACTGACTCTGGGCGGCGAGACTGTTTATTCTCAGGACGAGCTGGGCACCAACATTATGGGCTTTGACCGTTCTAAGACTGCATCCGCCGAGTGGTCTAATGCTCTGGTGCATCTGGGTACTATGGCTGACCAGATGGGTACTGAGAAGCAGATTGCTTCTGGTACTGCAAAGCAGAAGTTTACCCGCGTGTTCTTCTTGACTACAGCTGATGGCAAGAAGCTGACTCTGCCTCATGCTCCTGTGGACATCACTACTGGTGTTCCCTTCAAGTACATTGATAAGGTTGATAACCGCAATGTTACCCTGGAAACTTACGAGCTGGGTGCAGAGACTGCTACTAATTTCTCTGTGACTGGCACTGAGGTCACTCTGCCTACTGACAAGTGCAAGGCTGGTGATAAGTTTGCTGTTAAGATGACTTACGAGTCTGAGTCTGGTATGGCTATTGACAACAGCGCAAATAAGTTCTCTGAGGAGGGTGTATTTGTCATTGAGGCTCTGTGCTACAATCCCTGTGATAAGGCAACTAAGATCCTGACCAACATCATCTTCCCTTCTGCCAAGGAGGACGCAGCTGTTGAGATCGACTTCAACCATGAGACTACTCATCCTGTGACTATCAATGCAACTCAGGAGTATTGCTCTGAGGATAAGAAGCTGGTTCGCATCGAGGTTGTGGAGGAGTAATAGCTATGGCTGAATCATGGTGTCGTGTATGTGGCAAGATGTACAATGCTTGCCCGCATTGTGATCCATCTAAGTCATGGCGTGTTATCTGTGATACTGAGCCTCACTTTCAGGTGTGGGTGAATACATACGAGTTCCAGATTGGAGTTCGTCCCAAGGAGGAAGCTAAGGCTTGCCTGAACAACCTCTTAAAGTATAAGCGTATCACGCTGGATGAGGTGGAAACTTTCATTCCAGCAGTTCGTGATACATTCCATAAGATTATGGATATGCCTGTAGAGGCTGAAGTCAAATCATCTAGTGATGTAAAAGATGAAACGCCCGTGAAGCCGGTAGTTAAGAAAACATCAAATCGTAAGGGGCGGGCATAACCGCCCCTTAGTTTTTCGTGGTGGTTTTATGGAGAAAAAGAACAGAACAAAGTTTAATGTGAGCAAAAATCCAGCAGATAGAACCTATGATGGTGTGGTTTATGATAGCCGTGCCGAGATGATGTTCTATCGGGATATTGTATTACCTGGGCTGGAAAATGGTGAAGTCGTAGAGTGCCGTAAACAGGTTCCTTTTGTATTACAGGAAGCGTTCCGCCGGGTCGATAAGGACGGCAAAGATGTAGCTGTAAGAAAAATCGATTATGTGGCAGACTATGAGCTTACATACAGTGATGGCAGTAAACAGGTAATTGATACGAAGGGTTTTGCTGACAGTGTTGCGCTGATGAAGCGCAAGATGTTCTGGTTCCATTATCCTGACGTAGACTACCGCTGGATCACGTACTCCAAAATTGATGGAGGCTGGGTCGATTACGACGACCTAAAAAAAGCTCGAAAAGAGCGAAAGAAATTAAAGCAAGCACAGATGAAAGGGAGATAAAATGAAGGTTTTAAATTTTCAGGAGCGAAATGAGTTTCTTGATGAGGTAGTCAAGACATGTACTATCGATGGTGATTATCAGCCTGCACTGCTCGATGTTGTGTTCCGGTTGACTATCCTGAAGTATTTTGCAGATTATGACTATCGTAGCGAGCCGCAGAGTGAGTGGCCTCGTATTGCTTACGAATCTTTCAATTTCAAGATTAACAAGGCTGGTTGTGATACTTTTGCGTTCTGGGATCAGTATGATTCTCTGGAGAAGGCCGTTCACGAGCAGATTGACCGTTCTCATAAGGAATGGTTGGTTCTTGGTCTCTGTGGCAAGCTCAACGAGATTATTAAGAAGCCTGACCCTATTTCTGATTTCGTTGACTTTATGGAGAACTATTTGAATGATGTGAAGGGCAACTTGAAAGACTTTGATGTTGAAAAGTTTTCTGAAGTAACTTCTGCCCTGCTGGATAATAAGCAGGAGATCTCTGCTGTGCTGGCAAAAGATAAAAAGGAATAAACACTTTTAGAGGTGGGTTGGAGGGAATTTTAATATGGCTACAAGAAGTAAACCGCTGAAGTTATGGGACGCTGAGAAGTTCAAGAACGTAAACCCAGTATCTTTGAAATACTGGGATAGATACGAGACTGATATGGGCATCCGTGACCTCAGCCCGTCTACTGTTTACAATTATGAATCGGATTTTAAGCAGTGGATGATTTATGTTCTGGACAATCAGGGTAATGCTCCTGTGACGGAACTTGAAGAAGAGGATATTGAGGAATTTCTTTTCTATTGTAAGAAGCATGGAAACAACTCTGCTCGTATGAAACGGCGTATGAGTACAATTTCTGCGCTATATCGGTATCTTCGTAAGAAGAAAATTATCAAAGAAAATCCGATGGAGTTCATTGACCGACCGACCAAGGACGTGTCTGTCGTGAAGCAGACATACCTTACGCCGGATGAGGTTAAGTTGATGCGAGAGAAGCTGAACGCTCTGGTTGAATCTGCGACCACAGTTCACATGAAGGATAATGCGATGACGTTGCGTTTGTACGCACTATTCTCGCTATCCACGATGGCTCGTGTCAACGCAGTGCGGAATACGCTCTGGAAGTCTATCGACTATGAGAACCGTATGGTGCATGATGTTCTGGAAAAGGAAGGTAAAATTGTTGATTTGATGTTCAGCAAGGAGGTTTCTGAGCTTTTGAAAGAGCTGAAGGAATACCGCACTGAACATGGTATCGGGGATGGCGGCTATGTGTTTGTTGGTACGAAAACAAATGGTGCATGGATGCCGATTACTTCAAGCACCGCTGGTGATTGGTGTAAGAAAATTGGTGAGATGATTGATGAGCCCACGCTGCACCCGCATGACTTCCGGCATAGTGGTGCTACCCTGCTGAAGAATGCGGGCATGAGTCTGGAAGATGTCTCTTCCCTGCTCAACCATGCTGGCACGGATGTGACCAACAAGTATTACATCAAAAAGGATACGACAAAGATTCAGTCTGCAAAGGATCGGTTTGAGATTTGAGGTGGAGTGAATGGGAAGTCTTGCTTCTTCGTATACAAACTTTGATGATTTACTGGCCGGTGTGGTTAGCAGCGTTCAAGACATCCTTGAAGGTGTTGCGCCGGAGATTGAGACGAGATTACAAGCAAGCATTGTAGAAAACGTACACTCAAAAAGTGGACGGTCTGATGGAATCGAAAGCAGAAAAAATATTGTAAGTAGTGTTACTACGGATAACAACGTGGTAACTATGACAGTAAAGGATATTGCAAGACCGCAGGCATCGTGGTGTAAAACGCCATTCCGAGAAGGAGATAACGCAGCTTTAGAGGGAACAATGTTTGCCAATTGGATTGAGCATGGCTTATGGATGGATATTGCAAAATGGAATCAAATGGGACGGCCAAAGGAAAATAAACCAAAACGTCCTGCTCGTCCATTTATTTCAAAGGTACAAGTTGAAGCGGCTATGCTTGTAAAAACGGCATTGCATGAATTGTAAGTCCACAATTTATTTGGAAAATTTGAATGAGAGGAGGCTGGCTTGAAGAAGCTGGCCGCTTCTCTTTTTTATTTTGAAAGGAATTGTTGAAAATGGAAAAGAGAGGTGACCAACAGTATGGATGAAAAAGAAAATACTGGCACAGAGTCTTCTGCCGTAACAGCTATCAAGGTTAAGGTTGTTATTGACACAAACAAAAAAGAATTAGACCAACAATTTAATTCTGTTAAGGAGCATTATAAAGAAAAGCCAGTAAAAATTGCTTTTGGAGTAAATCAAAACGATACAATCCGCAATATAAATGACGCACTCGATAAAGTAGTCAAGAGCGGAAAATTAAAAACTCCAAAGGTCACACTTGATGTTAAGATTGACCAGAGCAAAGTAACTGCACAGCTTAAAAAGGCTATGCAATCTGCAGCAAAGCAGACAGTTAAGGTTGATACCGGAAAGTCTGGTTCTACAAAAACACAAGATACTTCAAAAAGTGATATTTCTCGCCTTTTCAGCCTTGCAAATCGTCAAGCAAAGTTAAAAGCGGATGAAGCATCGTTAATTGCTAATGGAAACGAATCATCTGAGTTGAAAGCGGTACAGACTAGATTGAGCGCAATCAACGATGAGATGGATAAACTCAAGACTAAAACAAAAGAAGTAATTACGGAATCTCAGAAGTTAAAGCTTGAGGATATCGAAAAAAACGGAAATTTCAATGCTGACAGGAATACTGCAAAAGGTGCTGATTCGGCTGCAAAAGAACTAAAAAAACAAAATCAAGAAATTGCAGATGATTTAAAAAAGACTCTCACATCTCAAGAATCAGAGTATGAAAAATATCAAAAAAAGATTCAGTCTCTTGAAAACTATTCTAAGAATAACTCCAACTATAAAAATGATAGTATCAAAAAATATTTATATGGAGAAGATGGAACTGGAAAAACTTCTGGAAAGTTAAAAGAGTTGCGAGATCAGCTTGCTTCTATTGAGAGCACTAAACCAGGGAAAGCAATTCAAGACTTTGATAAAAAATGCAAGACTCTTGATACAACTATTGATTCTACAAGTCAACATTTAAAAGAACTTGGATTTGATTTTAGAGATATAAATCAAGCCAATGTTGACATGACGAAGTTTAAGAGTGTTTATGAACGTGCAACGAAGTTAGAAGACTCTATTGCAAATAAAAGTAAATATTCTTGGCTAATTGATAGTTTAAACGGGATAAAAGCTTCTGCTGCTGGCTGTGAAGGCGATGTCACTGATCTTAGTGCGAGACTATCAAACCTTGAGGTTGAGGCCAGCAGATGTGGAGCAACCACAGAAACTCTTGGTCAAAAACTGTCTCGTCTATTCAAAGAGCACTTCCAAACTGCTATCGCTATGGCTGGCGTTGCGATGGTCAAACAAGGTCTGCGAGAGGTTTATGATAATGTCGTAGACATAGACGACGCCATGGTGGAGCTCAAGAAAGTCACAACAGAAAGCACGGAAGCGTACTCTCAGTTTTCTGATAGGGCAGCAAAAACATCTCGTGACCTCGGTGCATCCATTTCTGATTATGTAAGTGCAACCGCAGATTGGGCTCGTTTGGGTTATGGCTTACCAGACGCAGAAGAGCTTGCTCGTGTCAGTACTTTGTTTTCCAATGTAGGTGATGGAATCGAAAATGTTGCAGATGCTTCGTCTTACATGATTTCGATTCTAAAAGGCTTTGATCTTGCGGCGGATGATGCTCAAAAGGTAGCCGACCTGATTAACGAGGTCGCTAATAACGAACCTGCAAGTGCCTCTGATATTTCTGAGATTTTAACTCGTAGTGGAGCCGCCCTTCACGAAGCGGGAAATGATTTAAGCCAGGCGATCTCACTTGGTGTTGCGATGAACTCTGTTACTCAAAACGCAGAATCTACCGGACAAACACTAAAAACCGTCAGTATGTATTTGCGTGCAGCCAAAACGGATCTCGAAAATATGGGCGAGTCTTCGGATGGATGTGCTAACTCTGTTTCTGAGCTTCGTTCTGAATTAAAACAGCTTACCGGCGTTGATATCATGAAGGACGCTGCTGGTACACAGTTCAAGAGCACATACGATATTTTGAAGGAGATCTCTGAGGTTTGGGGAAGCCTGTCTGATGTTACTCGTGCGAATGTTACTGAAATGCTTGGTGGAAAGCGCAATGCGAATGCGGTTGCAGCCGTATTGAGCCAATTTGAGATTGCTGAAAAATCCATGAAGGATGCGGCTAACAGCGCAGGTTCAGCCGCAAAAGAGAACGAAGTCTACCTTTCTAGTATAACTGGTAAACTCGCACAACTCGATAGCGCGTTCCAGCAACTGAGTCAGGATTTGCTTGACAGTTCTTTAATTAAATTCTTTGTAGACTTTGCGACTGCTTCTGTTGACATTGCTGATGGTGCAGTTAAAGCAGCTGGTGCATTACCCACTCTGACAGCTGCCATCTCTGGCGTGTTGTCTGTAATGCAGATGAGCGGAAAGCTCAAAAATGGTGCGGGTAAAGTTAATATGCCCTCTTATATTTGTTGTGTATAAAATATAGGATGCGGCACCATGTAAAAATAAAATAGCCCCTAGAGTGCTGGGAAACCCTAAGAGCCATATCGCCTATTATTATATTTATATAATATAGGAATCGAAAGATAGAAACAAGGATATGGATGCTATATGCTGAGATAAAAGCTCGGTTTTATCGTATTGTTAAAATATGGTAACAATTGAGTGCTAAATAGTATTTACAATGGGCGGTCAGCAGCCGATCCACTCCCCTATTATATAATGTAGGAGAGTGGAAGGTCCATCGACTAAAAAGGGTCAGTGAGCAACCACTGGAAGGATAGTCAGTTCTGGATGAAAGTTCAGAAGTCCACCTCAGACGTAACCAGACGACTTAAAGAAGTAGGTGGAATGAGGAGACGTGCTATTCTCTGGCGCGATATAAGAAAGAGAAAAATGATTGAATAATTGAATAAAAAGAAAAAGTACACTGTTGTTCGTTGACAGCGTACTCTAAAAAGTGTATAATAAAAGCAACCAAGAGTTCCAATAGACGGTTCCCTCGGTTAGCATCAAACAAATGGAATTAAAATCTGGACAATTTCAATCCCAATGAAGAGCTGCCTACTGGACATAG